GTTAAAGTAAGTGCTTATAATACAGATTGGAAAGACAGAAATCTTACCAAAGCTGTAACAAGCGGACAGGGTTCAAGTGGTGATACTGATGTTATCTTCCTTACAGGAATAAACCAAAAACACCAAGGTGTAGAAGTTGAAGCTACTACACAAGTACTTGATTTACTTAGGTTAGATGCCACAGTAAGTCTTGGTAAGTGGGTGTTTGATGGTGATGCAGATGGTAATTATCAAGAAGATGAGTTTAACGAAGATGGTCAAGTCATTGGACAAACAACCACTCCGTATACTTACGCACTTGATGGTTTGTATGTAGGTGATATGCCACAGACAGCGTATGTCTTAGGTGCAACTCTTACACCAATATCTGGATTGAAATTGCAGGCAGTATACAGTCAGTATGATAACAATTATTCTGATTGGAGTCCTGGCGCAAGAGAGTATGATGGTTCAGACGCCGATGCAGACAGAGAACAAGTATGGATGGCACCTGGATATTCCAGAGTTGATTTACATGCTTCATATAAACTACCTTCAATTGGGGGGCATGATTTTACAGCATTTGTTCATATGTTTAATGCAACTGATGCAACATATGTACAGGATGCAGTAGATCATAGTCAATACAATAGTTACGGGGATAAAATCCACGCAGCACATAATGCTGAAGTATTTCTTGGAACACCAAGATACTTTAACGCAGGTATTTCTGTTAGTTTCTAAAATAGTTGATTGGGGGCTGGGTAACTGGTCCCCAATTTTACTAAAAATGACTTGACTTATATACGATTTTATTCGTAAGATCAATATATCAAATTGAGGAGTTATAACTATTTATCAAAATATTTATTTCGACGGCTTTAAACGAAAAGTACATATTTGGGATGACCAAAGGGGATATTTTATTATCCCATATAAAAAATATGCCTATATAAAAGATCCGTATGGTACTCATGTATCTTTATATGGTGATAAATTAAAAAAACTTTATCGCTGGAGTAAAGATACTGTTGGGTTATATGAATCTGATGTTAATCCAGAAACAAGAACATTAGTAGATGTTTATACTGATTCTGAAGAATTATCTGTAGGTCATAAAGTTATGTACATAGATATAGAAGTTGAAGTTACTAAAGGGTTTCCGTTACCTTCAAAAGCGGAAAATAAAATTACATCTATTGCTTTATATGATTCTATTATGGACCAATATAAGTGTTTTGTTCTTGATGAATATTCTAAATTAGATGATGATTTTGAAGATGGTGTAATAGTTGAATCATTTTCAAGTGAGGGAGAATTACTTAATAGATTTATGGCATCATATTTAGAAATTGCACCAACAATTATAAGTGGGTGGAATGTAGATAAATTTGATATGCCATATCTTTATAATAGAATAACATTGGTTTTGGGTGAAGATATTGCTAATTGTTTATCACCAATTCAACAAGTACATTGGAATAAATACTATTCTAAATATAAAATAGCAGGTGTTTCTGTACTTGATTATTTAAATTTATATAAAAACTTTGTTTTTTCTTCAAAAACTTCTTATAGATTAGATTCTATAGCAGAAGAAGAACTTGGTGAAAGAAAAATAGAATATGAAGGTACACTCAATGATTTATATGAAAGTGATTTAAAAAAGTTTGTTGAATATAATATTCATGATGTTAGACTTGTTAAGGGTTTAGATGATAAATTGGATTTTATAAATATTGCAAGGGCTGTATGTCATGTTGGTCATGTTCCTTATGAAGATGTTTATATGTCTTCTCGTTATTTAGAAGGAGCTATTTTAGTTTATCTTAGAAAGTTGGGTATTGTTGCACCAAATAAAGATCCTAAAGGTAAGAATTTAATGGGTATGGAAGATAAATTTGCTGGTGCTTATGTTCAGGATCCCCAAAGAGGAAAGCATGATTGGGTTTATGATTTAGATATTACTTCAATGTATCCATCTTGTATTATGTCGTTAAATATATCTCCAGAAACTAAAATTGGAAGAGTAGAAGGATGGGATGCAGAAGAATATTTAAGGGGGGATAATAAGACATATACTATTATAAAAGATAAAAAAGAAATTGGAAAATTAACAGAAAAAGAATTGAAAGAATATTTGGATAATAATAAAGTTTCTATTTCTACAAATGGTGTGTTATATAAATTAGATCGAAAGGGATTAATTCCAGCTTTGTTAGAAAGTTGGTTTGATAAAAGATTAGAATATAGAAAATTAATGAAAAAATTTGGTGATGCGGGAGAAGAAGATAAATATCAATATTTTCAACGAAGACAACATATTCAAAAGATTATTTTGAATAGTTTATATGGTGTATTGGGATTGCCAGTATTTAGATTTTATGATTTAGATAATGCTGAAGCAACAACATTAACTGGTCAGACATTAATTAAATTTACAAAGAAGATGGCAAATTTTTATTATAATAAAGAGTTACAAACGGGTGATAAAGATTATTGTATTTATATAGATACTGATTCTGTATTTTATTCTGCAGTTCCATTGATTGAGAAAAGATTTCCTGATAAAAAATTAAGTGATGTAATGATGGCACAGAGAATTACAGAAATTGCATCAGAAATTCAAAGTTTTATAAATAAGTCTTATGATTATTTTTCTAAGAGAATGTGTAATTTACAAGACAACCATAGATTTGAAATTAAGCAGGAGATTATTGCTAAATCTGGATTGTTTATTGTTAAAAAAAGATATGGAATGAAAATCATTAGTGATAATGGTGTTAAGGTTAATAAAATATTAGTTAAGGGAATAGATACAGTTCGTTCAAATTTTCCTACTGCACTTAGAAAATTTTTAGCTGATGTGTTAGAAGATATATTAACTGATGTACCAAAGGATAAAATAGATGATAGAATTTCAGATTTTAAAAATGGTATGAAAAAAATGAAATTAGATACTATTGCAATACCTACTGGAGTTAAAGGTATAATAAAATATACTGATAGAAATGCAACTTTTGATTCTAGTTCTATTTTTACAACTTTTAAAAGGGGTGCTCCAGTTCATGTTAAAGCATCAATATCATATAATGATTTAGTTAGATATTTTAAATTAGGTAATAAGTATAATCTTATATCAGATGGTGAAAAAATTAAATGGGTATATCTTAAAAATAACAATTTCGGATTAGATACTGTTGCTTATAAAGGATATGAAGACCCACCAGAAATATTAAATTTTATAATGGAATATGTGAATTTTGATAAAATTTATAATTCTATTTTAAAGAAGAAAATAAAAATGTTTTATGATACAATGGAGTGGGGGCAGCATGTTGATAAGGGTGAAAGTATTGAAAGATTTTTTTGATTTTGAATAAACAAAACTATATATATGTATATATGGTTATAATAAATGGAGAATAGTTATGAATAAAAATAAAGTAAGTCGTTTCATTGATAAGTACTATTTAAGTGGAAACGTTGCTTCTGTAGTTCTTACTAGTAAGGGAGATACATTGAGTACTAGGTTTATCACGGGTGATAAATCTTTACTTGGTGAATTATCTATGAATAGTTGGAATTTTGAAGATGTTGAACTTGGAGTTTATAATACAGAACAGTTGATTAAACTTTTGGATGTACTTTCAGATGATGTTGAAATGAAGTTAACTAAAGCAGGTAATAAAGCTATTTCATTAGAAGTAACTGATGGGGTGGCGAGTGTAAACTACATGTTGTCAGATTTATCTGTTATAAATCAACCACCGAAACTTAAAAAGATTCCTGAGTTTCATGTTAAGGTAAAAGTAGATAGTAAGTTTATTCAGAAGTTTATTTCTGGTAAATCAGCTCTTGCAGATACAGATAGTTTTACAGTCATTACAAATAGTGATGGTGTAAAAGTTGTTATAGGATATTCATCAATTAATACTAATCGTGTTACAATTCCTGTAGAAACTGATACATATGAAGAAATTAATAAAGTTTCTTTTAATGCTAATCTTTTTAGAGATGTTCTTTCTGCTAATAAAGAATGTGAAAGTGCAGTTCTCGAAGTTAGTGGAGATGGTTTGGCTAGAATTAATTTTAAAATTGACAATTATAACGCAACTTATTATTTAGTAGCATTACAATCAGTTGATTAATGGAAGAATCTTATGTTGATACTTCAAAAGTGTCTTTAAGACTTATTCCCAAACCATTAGCTAGAAGTTTCATTGAAAAAAATCATTATAGTGGTAGATTATCTTCATGCAGATATCCTATAGGGATTTTTTATCAAAGTGATGAAGAACATAAATTTTTTGATGAGAAAGAAGAAAAATTAATTGGTGCAATAGCATATGGTTTTCCTATTGGTAGAAGAGTTCTTGGTTCTATTTTTAAAGAAGATTTAGAACTCACTACTAAAAATATTTTAGAATTAACAAGGCTTGTTATTTATGATGGTTATGGAAAAAATATAGAATCTTATGTTATTTCACAATCATTTAAATGGTTAAAGGAAAATGCTTCTGATGTAAAGGTATTGGTATCTTATGCAGATCCAGAACAAAATCATGCAGGTGGTATTTATCAAGCTACTAATTGGTTGTATCAAGGATGTGGTGCTATTCAAATGGCGCCTACGTTTAGTTTGAAAATAGAAGAAAATGGTGAGTGGATACACAGTAGAACTGTTTATTCTATGTATGGTAGTAGTAATGCTGAACATTTGAAACGTCAGATTGGACATACATTTTGGTTAAAGAAGGAAGCAGAAAAACATAGATATTTATATTTTCTTGGTAGTAAGAAAGACAATAGACTATTTATTAATAACTTGAAACATCCTCAGTTACCTTATCCAAAAGGGGCTTTCAATAAAGCTGAGGTTACAAAACACAAAGTAAAAGAAAAAGGATTTTATGACAAGTAATACTTTATGGGTAGAAAAGTATCGGCCCTCATCACTTGACACTTACATTGGGAATGATCATCTTAAAGGTAAGGTCAAGGTGTATCTAGAGAGTGGAGACTTACCGCATCTTTTATTGCATGGAAAGGCTGGTACAGGTAAGACCACTCTCGCAAAAATATTGATGAATAATATAGATTGTGATTATTTATATATTAATGCGAGTGATGAAAATAATGTAGATACTGTCAGAACAAAAATAAAGAATTTTGCATCTTCTGTAGGATTTAAAGATTATAAAATAATTGCGCTCGATGAATGTGATTATATAACTCCTAATGCACAAGCGGCATTACGGAATTTAATGGAAACCTTCAGTAAACATTGTAGGTTTATTTTAACTTGTAACTATGTCGAGCGCATAATTGATCCAATACAAAGTAGATGTCAATCATTTCAAATTATACCACCTTCAAAAAAGGAAGTAGCAATACATTTATCAGGTATATTAGATAATGAAAATGTTTTATATGAAGTGTCAGATATTGGATTATTAGTTAATGGTGGTTATCCAGATATTCGCAGGGTTATAAATTCAGCTCAACGAAATGTTATAAAGGGTAAGTTAATATTGGATAAGGGGAGTGTTATTCAAAATGATTATAAATTAAAGTTATTAGAAATACTAAAAACACAAGATAAGAAAAGTGCTTTTAAAAATATAAGACAATTAGTGGCCGATTCTCAAATTACAGATTTCGCTGATTTGTTTAAATTATTGTATGATGAAGTAGATAGTTATGGAAAAGGTCATGTTGCTGAATGTATTTTAGTAATTGCTAAGTATGAGTTAAGTGATAGTCAGGTAGTTGATAAGGAGATCAATGCTATGGCTATGTTAATTGAATTATTAGGAGTAGTAAAATAATGAATGAAAAACATTGGGGTGAAAAGAAAGCCCCACAAAAATTAGTACAAAAACCAAAACCAGAAGAAAAACATATAGCAGTTCACGAAAATAAAATTTATTTTTATGCAAATGTTAATCGAGAATCTGTTGTAGAATTAAATAAAAAGGTGGGTGAGATAGAATCTAAAAGTTTAACCCTTGCAAATAATTTAGACATAAATCCACCTTCAATTAAAATACTCATAAATTCAGGTGGTGGTTCGATTACCGCAGGTATTTCATCAATGGATACGGTATTAAGATGTAAAGTTCCTGTTGAAACTTATGTAGATGGATTTAGTGCGAGTGCAGCAACATTTATTTCAGTAGTTGGTGGGAAGCGATTTATGAGTAGAAATTCTTATATGTTGATTCATCAACTATCTTCATCATTGTGGGGAAAATATTCTGAAATAGAAGATGAGAAAAAGAATTTAGATTTAATGATGGAAACTATTAAAAATGTATATAAAGAGTATACAAAAGTTCCAATGAGAAAGTTAGATGAAATATTGAAACATGATTTACTATGGGATGCTAACACTTGTTTAAAATATAGGTTAATAGATGAAGTTATCTAATGTCAAAGAAAAAGAATGAAACAAAAATTAAAAAGGAAAAGAGAGTTAGTGGGGCTGGTAAAGGTGATAAACTCAGAAGAGGTATCTCTGTAGATGAGTGGGGTAAAAAGTGGGAAGCGATCTTCCGTAAAAAAGAAAGCGCCGTGGTTGTGGACAAAGGATCTACTGACGAGTCAGAAGGAACGACTTGAAGATTATGAAGATTATGAAGTAAAAAGTTGGACGAACTATATGATTAATCGGTTTTTATCTATGAAAAGTGATTGGATAGAAGTAGTTAATGAAGTTCAAAAATATCCATTAAGTTCAAAAGAATTATATCGAGTTTATAGAGATATTTTACCAAGAAGAAATCAATTTTTAAAATATGTAAAAGGAAAGAAGAATATGAATCATGAACAATGGGTAATAGATCTTGTTGCAAAACACTTTGAAATAAGTGAGTCTGAAGCAATATCTTATTTAGAGATATATTATCTTTCAGAGCAAGGTAAACAAGATCTTTTAACCCTAATACAAAGTTATGGTGTGGATCCTAAGGAATATAAGAAACTTAATTTGCGATGAAAGTTAGAGATTTTACGGTAGAAGAAGTTCTTCGTAGATCTATTGCACCATTTATTGAAAAGTATCATTATTCTCAAAATGTAAATGGAGTTCAAAGTACTAATTGTTTTGGGTTATATAAAGAAGGGAATTTTGGTTTACCAACTATGATAGGTGCTATGATGTATGCATGGCCTTCAATGCCAGCAACGGCTAAAAAGTATAATCCTGACGATCCACTTAGAATATATGAACTTAGAAGGTTAGTATGTATTGATGATACTCCAACAAATACAGAAAGTTATTTTATAGGACAGACATTAAAATGGTTAAAGAAAAATACAGATATTCAAGTTATAGTATCATTTGCAGATCCTCATCATGGACATAGTGGAGTGATTTATAAAGCTTCAAATTTCATATACAAAGGAAAGACTGGAAAGGGCAGTATTTTAATGGTAGATGGAAAGGAAATGCATTCACGTTCCTTAAATCAACGAAAACGTCCATATAGTAGAGAAATTAAGAGAAGGTATGATGCGGGAGACCCTAATATCTTTGTAAAAAAATTACCATCAAAGCACATTTATGTGTATTATTTAGATAAGCGAGTAAGGAGAAAGTATGAATAATAAAGAGTTGCAATTAATGTATAAAGAATTAGATTATGGTTTAGATTTACATAATAATGTAGTCTACTTATCAGATTCATTAGACATTACTGATGTTAGATATGTAAGTTCTAGATTTGAAGTGTGCAAAAGAGTAAATTCAGATAAACCTATAAATTTAATATTATCATCTTATGGGGGAGATGTTTATTCTATGTTAGGAATTATTGATTTTATGCAATCATTTGATGTTAAAGTAAATACACGTTGTTATGGAGCAGCTATGTCGGCAGCAGCTGTAATTTTAGCATGTGGAACTGGAGATAGAAGTATGTCTGAAAATGCTACTGTAATGATTCATGAAGGTTCTATTTTTGAAGAAGGAAAGGTTTCTGATATTCTTAAATCTTCGGATCATTTAAAAGAATTACATGAAACTATTAATAAAATATTATCAGACGTATCTGCTAAATCTAGAGAGTATTGGGCTGAAAAAACAAAAACAGATTTGTATTTAACGGCAAAACAGTGTTTAGAGTATGAAATAATAGATAAAATAGAAGGAGTGTAAAATGGCTAAGACAAAGATGATAAAAGAAGCCAAAAATAAACAACCATATGGAAATAATAAAGAAGATAACTTGGATGTTACTTCTATAATGGAAAAAGAATATCCTACAATGATGGACGAATTCAAAAGGATACAACGGGAGCAATATGAATTATTTGCAGTAAAGCAACACGATTATGGTCCTCATAATATTTCTATGGGAACTGAATTGAGAAATGAAAAGGAAGTTAAATTAGCACTTACTGCTTTAACTGTTAGAATTAATGATAAAGTAAATAGATTAGTTAATTTAATTATTCGTAGAGATTCAGAAGGTCAAGCTGAACCAGTAGAAGATGCATTTGCAGATTTATCTGTTTATGGAATTATAGCACGAATTGTAATAAATGGTAAATGGGGTAAATGAAAGTAGTTAGCTACAGTCAATTTTCTCAATGGTCTTCCTGTCCACATAAGTGGAAGCTAAATTATATAGATAACCTTAGAGATTTTACAGGTAATATTCATACGTTATTTGGAACATCAATGCATGAAGTATTACAGAAATACTTAACGGTTATGTATACAGAAACTATTAAAGCCGCTGACAATTTAGATTTGAATTCTATGTTGGTAGAAAGAATGAAAGAGAACTTTAAAGAATGGGAAGAACCACAATGCACTCAGGAAGAAATGAGTGAATTTTATAATCATGGTGTAATAATATTAGATTGGGTTAAAAAACGTAGAGGTCAATATTTTAGTAAAAGTGGTTATGAACTTTTAGGTGTAGAAATTCCTTTGGATTATAAATTACCAAAGAATATAAAGTTTGTTGGGTATCTTGATTTAGTCATAAAGGATACTGTTAGAGATAGAATAAAGATTATAGATATTAAGACTTCCACAATGGGGTGGAATAAATACATGAAAGCAGATAAGAATAAATCTAATCAGTTATTATTGTATAAACAGTTTTATTCTAAACAGTTTGATATTCCTATGGATAGAATTGATGTTGAATTTTTTATTGTAAAAAGAAAACTTTATGAAAAGGTTGATTTTCCACAGAAAAGAGTTCAGTTATTTACACCTGCAAATGGAACTCCGAGTATTAATAGAGTTATAAATAAGTTTAAACAGTTTGTTGATGAATCATTTTTAGATAATGGGGAATATAATTTAGATAATATTTATAATAAAGTACCAAGTGATAAAAATTGTAGGTTTTGTGATTATAAGAATAAACCAGATTTATGTGATAGGAAGGCGGGATGATATGGATACATTTCTTAATATGAGTTTAAAGTTAAAATTAACAGATTTTATAGATGAAGAACATCAAGAAAGAATAATTATGAGGATTAATGAAATGTATGGTAATTTACATTATTCTTTTACACTTAAACTTTGGTATGATGAAGGAGAAATTAAACCAACTGATTTAAAAAAGTTTCTTATGAAATGGGAATCTACGTTACAATATAAAACAACTATAAAACCAACTCCTGTAGATATGACAAATGATTTTACTTGGTTTGATATAACTCCAGATAGTAATACTGCTGAATATCAAACTAGATTTAAATATGTATATCCAGAAGGATATCATTGGTATGGAATATTAAATGGTCTTGATGAATTTGAAGAGGTAGCTAAATTTTGTACAACTGAAAAACCACCTAAAAGAAAACAGAAAAGGAATGATTATGAAAAGGGTAGCAATAGTAGGTAGTAGAAAATATACAAATAAATCAAAAATTAGAGAGTTTATTTTCAAATTAAAAGAACAATTTGGAGATGAAGTTGAAATAGTTAGTGGTGGTCAACAGTTCGGTGCAGATGGATATGCTAAGAAATCTGCATTAGAGTTTGATATGAAATATGCAGAGTTTCCACCTTCGCATTATGCTCATAACATGCATTGTGTTCTTGAAAGAAATGATTATAATAAACCATATTATGTTAGTAATTACTTTAAGAGAAATAGGCAAATAGTTGAATATAGTGATGTTGTGGTTGCGTTTATACCAGAAGGTGTGGAAT